GGAGCTATGGTCAATTATGAAAATAGCAGTAGTGCAAGGGTTGCTGCATTAGCCTATGACGAGGGCAGTACTCAGTTAAGAATACAAACTATGGTAAATGCACCTATTAGGTTTGAACCTAATAACGCTGTTGCTCTTACTTTAGATGGCTCACAAAACGCTACTTTTGAAGGTACAATAAATGGTTCTAAAAGAGTCACACTTACCAATACATCAAGTGAGCATTTAAGATTGGCTTATAACAATACTTATTATTGGGATATCACTAGAGAGAACGTAGCTGGAGACTTAATTTTTGATTCTTCTAATGTTTCTGGAGTATCTTTAACGCTTGGAGCAGCCAATAAAAAACTAACAACCGCTGGAGGTATTTTATTTGGTACTGATACAGCAGATGATAACACACTAGATGATTACGAAGAAGGTACTTTTACGCCTACTCTTACTCCTAATTCTGGTAGTTACTCAATGAATTCTGCTTACAGTAAATTGGGATATACAAAAATAGGTAGAGTAGTAGTTATAACAGGACAGCTTGTAATAGCTAGTGAAAGTAGTGCAACAGGAACAGTAACTTTAGGTAATTTACCATTTGAAATGGCAAATGATACATTAAGGACATCACAGACAAGACCAAGCATTCATGTTTATGCAAGTGGTGGTGGTGCTCCAAATGCAGGGTATTATCCAGCATTTATAGCATTTAATGAAGGTCAATCATCAGGAACAATTATAGTTACTTATAATTCAACTTTTGATAGCACACCAGCAGATTGGTTTTCAGGTGGTTCAGACTTTTTTGTAAATTTTGCATATCATACAAATCAATGATTTTAAATTTATACCTAGTGGATTCTAGGTACAGACCATAAGGAGGAAAATATGGCAATAACTAAAGAAATAGTCGAAGACAAAATAGAAATTGTTGGAGACTATAAAAATATACAAGTAAGAACAGCTACTATCATTAAAGAAGATGGTGTAGAACTTACAAGGTCTTTTCATCGCGATGTGTTGACACCAGGCACAGATCTTTCTGATCAGTCAGAAGAGGTGCAAGGTATTGCAGCTGTGGTTTGGAATGAAGACCTCATAGCTTCTTATAATGAACTTTTGGAAAATCAAAATTTGAATAATGAGTAATACAATAACTGAATCAGTCATAGGTGTTGCAGACAAAGTTCTTGGTAAATTTGTAGCTGACAAAGATCTTAAAATGAAACTTGAGCATGAGCTTAAGACTGAACTACATAGAGCAAACTTAGCTCAAATATCTGTCAATAAGATAGAGGCAGAACATAAATCTATTTTTGTAAGCGGCTGGCGACCGAGTGTGGGCTGGACCTGCTCAATATCCATGCTGTATCACTTCTTGCTCGCACCTATGATACAATTTGGTGTAAATATAGCTGGTGTTGATGTAGATCTTCCTGAGTTTGATTTTACTCAATTATCTACAATTCTTATGGCTATGCTTGGAATGTCGGGCTTAAGATCATACGAAAAAATAAAAGGTGTCAGCAGGGATAATTAATGTGGCAGGATTTAAACTTACAACTTTTTCAGGACTTAATAAAAAAGTATCACCAAGACTTTTACCAGAGGATGTGGCTCAGGATGCACAGAATGTCTTTCTAGACTCTGGGCGTATTGAAGGATTAAAAACAGACAACAATCATAGCTCAGAGCCAAGCTCTCACCCAGCATCTCATATAGGATCAACCACAAGAACAATATTTAGAGCAACAAGTTCAAACTGGCTCACATTTACCGATGATGTAGATATCATAAGAAGTCCAATTAAAGAAGACTCTTTTGGCAGACTTTACTTCACAGGCTCAGGAAGCTTTCCTAAATATGGAGGACAAAGCAATATTATATCTGGATCAGGACCATATCCAGCAGCATCATTTAGACTGGGACTGCCAACCCCAGGAGCAATAACTTCTATATCAGTTGATAACTCAACAGCGGCTTCAGGAGCCGCAACTAATTCAAGAGCTTACATATATACAGAAATAACAACTTTTGGAGAAGAGGGTCCTCCTTCAACTGTAAACGCAAACCAAATTGTTGATGTAGCAAACGGGGCTACAGTAACCCTGGCTTTGCCAGCAGCATCTAGCGGAAATCTGTCTATTTCAAAAAGAAGGATTTATAGAACAGATGTAAACGGTGTTTTTAGATTTGTTAAAGATGTAAGTGGTACATCCTCTGGAAACACAACAGAAGCAATATTAGATGACCTTTTGGGTGAAGAGATAGAGTCTGTAGATAATTTAGCACCACCAGATGATGTTTCTAGTGATCACCCAGATGGTCCAATGCTTGGCATAACAGCTATGCCTAATGGAATTACTGCTGGTTTTGCGGGTAATACTTTATTGTTTAGTGAAGCTTTCTTACCTCATTCATATCCGCTTGCTAATCAACTTACAACGAAAGATGACATAGTTGCAATAGCATCTATAGCATCAGGTTTATTGGTGACAACAAAAGGTAAGCCATTAATGGCATCGGGCACAGATCCATCAGCTATGGCTATGGTTGAGATAGATGCAAACTTGCCGTGTACAAATAAAAGATCGCTTGTAGATATGGGTGAATATGCTATTTATGCATCCCCAGACGGCTTAGTATTGGCTTCTAATTCTGGAATACAGCTAATAACACAGCAAATATTAACAAGAGACCAATGGCAGTCAGAATATTATCCTGCGAATGTCGAGGCATATGAATATGAAGGAAAGTATATTGGATTTACTTTTGATGGGTCTGACAATTCAACTAAAAAAGGATTCTTGTTTGATCCAAGAGGCGGTAAAAATGCTTTTGTAAATTTAGACTTTTATGCAACTGCTGGTTTTAATGACAGAGAAGAGGATAGATTATATTTGGTTATAGATGGTGTTCTTAAAGATTTTGCATCAAATTCAACAAGAAGATCTTACTCCTGGAAATCAAAAGTTTTTTATACAAATAGACCAATTTGCCCTGGAGTTGCAAAAGTAAGTGCAGACTCCTATAGCTCATTGACATTAAAATTGTTTGCAGATGGTTCTCTCAAGCACACACAGACAGTAACCAATGCAAATATATTTAGATTACCTGGAGGATATCAAGCCAAATCTTTTGAAATACAACTTGAGGGTACTGATACTGTCAATGAAGTTTGTGTTTATGAGAGTCCACAGGAGATCACATAGTGGCTAACAATCTTCTGCAAAAAAAAATAATTAGAAAAGGTGCAAAAGGATCTTTTAATGTACCAAGAGATTTTAGTGCTGAAGGTAAAAGATTTGCTCAGTCGGTAGTTGATAATCTACAACAGCTTACTGGAGAAAAAGGTGATGATTTAGATAGAGCGGTTACCTTTAATGATCTTATAAACGCTGGTATTGCTAAAAAACAATTTATTCTTACTGGCGGAGGATCAAATGTTGTTATTGGAAAAGGAGATGAAGAGGGCGTAGAAACGCCAACTGCTCCAACAGGATCATCTGCCAGCGGTGCTTTTCAAAACATATTAATATCCTGGGATTATCCTTCTTATGCTGGACATTCTCATACAGAAATTTTTGTTCATAGTGCAGACAATTTTGCAGAAGTAGAGATTGATAAAGGCAGGCTCTCTCCTAAATTTTTAGGTCAAACGACAGCTTCGGTTTTTTCCCACCAGGTTGGAAACGGTGCAAATAAATATTATTGGATACGCCATGTCAATCGTAATGATGAGGTAGGACCAACGCAGTCAACAACTGGTTTAAACGCAACAACCGCTACTGATATTGGTGCAATGATGACATTACTTAATGAGCAGCTCCAAGATTTGCCAGGGTTTGCAGCTTTGAATACATTAATAAACAATTCAACTGGTACGGCTGCTACAGTTATTAGATCACCTACAGCACCCACAACTCGTACTGATGACTCTGCCTTGCAGGCAAACGACATTTGGATTGATACAGATGATAACAATCAACTTTATATAAGAAACGATTCAAACAATGGCTGGGAAAAGGCAAGAGATGGAACCCTAGTTACTTTGGTAAACAGTATTAATACTACCGTGGGTACAAACACTACGAATATAGCTAGTGCTAATAGTGATATTGTTACGCTTACAACAGCTAATGCTTCAAGGGTAAGTGAAATAACAAACTTGCAGTCAACAATAAATGATAGTACAACGGGTTTAGTTGCTGCTCATTCTGCCATAACAAGTGAGGCTACAACAAGAGCATCAGCAGATTCAGCTCTTAGTACATCCATAACAAATTTAACATCCGAAGTAGATGACAATGCGGCTGCTATAACAGCAGAACAGTCAGCTAGGGCAGCTGGAGACTCGGCTAATGCAACTAGCATTACAAATCTAACCGCTACAGTTGGAAGTAATACATCAAGCATTACAACTATATCTAATGCCCAAAGTGCTGCCGATGGAAGATCTGGTGCTTCGTATGTGTTACAAGTAAATTCAAACGGACATATAGCTGGTTTTGTTGTACAGACTTCAGCATCAGCTTCTGGACAAACTACAAGTGATGTTATTTTTCAGGCTGATAGATTTAGAGTGGTTGGAAGTAGTGGCTCTGGTGTTACAACACCATTCACAGTAGTGACATCTCCTTTTACTCAAAATGGAGAAACAGTTCCAGCTGGCACTTATATAGACACAGCTTTTATACAAAAAGGATCTATTACAAATGCACTTATTGGTAATGCAACCATAGATAATGCAAAAATAACTAATACCTTAGATGCAGCTAAAATAGTTACTGGTCAAATAAATACTGATCTTTTAAAAATAGACAATGTTACTATCGACACCGATGGTCAAGGCAATTTAATTATTGGAGCTTTTGATGCATTTAATCATGTTAATACTGGTTCAGTTGGTTTCATAGGAGGCACATCTGGTCAAAACGAATCAGATAATGGTCAAAGTATTTCTTTTACAGAAATTCAAAGAACATCATACGGAGCTAATGGTTTTCCAAAACATATTGCAGGAGAGGCATCTACTTCTGCAAACCCAGCAATATCACAAGGAGATGTAGTGGGAGATCAAGGATCAGCAGTTCCTTTATTTAGTTTTAATTTTACTACAGCTGCTTACTCTGGAAATAGAGATTTTTTAATTATGACTGGTCTTGATTTTACAGGTAGTAGCTCTTCTAGTTCTGAGTGTGTCTTTGCGGTTGCAATGAAAGCAACAACATCTGCCACAGATTTTAGATCTACCACAAACAGTCATTATGTTTTTACAGACAAGATAACTTCTGTGGGAACACACTCGCTTGGAGTTCATAATTTAAATGCAAAAGTAAGCTTGCCAGGTAACACGGAACATTACATTTGGTGTTTTGGTATTGGTGATGATGGGGTTTCAAGTTATAAATCTGGTTTTATAAATGTATTAGGATTGAATAAATAATATGAAAGAATTTTGGGATGACATTATTGATAAAAGGAATTCAAAACTAAGAGATTCTGACTGGACACAAATACCAGATAGCCCTTTGACTGCGGAAAAAAAAGCAGAGTGGGCAGCTTATAGACAAGCTCTAAGGGATATACCAAATAATTTAAGAAATCATGAGAATTATGTAAGCGATGAAGAAAGTCATCCATATAATGGATCTATAATGAGCTGGACTTTTCCAGCAAAACCAGAGGATTAGACCTTTGATACATATAATAAAAAGTGATATCTTACAAGAAAAATGTTGACTCAAGTTGATGTTAGAGTTTATTGGGATTCCATAGAGCCTGGTTTGCGGGAAATAAGAAAACAAGCAAAGCCAGAGTGGAGACCAGAAGACATATATTCAGCTTTATTAAATGGCATAGCAGAGCTTTATGTAGACATTGAACAGTCTCCTTGCGAAAGTTTTATAATAATGCAAGAAAGACCAAATGCATTTCAGCCCTGTAAATCATTATTAATATGGGTTGCATATGATAAGAGAGGCAAGGCAGCTGATCAGTACATGGATTACATAGAACAAATGGCTAGAGAAAAAGGTTGCAACAAGATAGAGTTTTGGACTCCCTGGCTGTCTTTGGCTGAATCGCTTACAATGAAAGGATACAAGATAACTAATTACATAACTGAAAAGGAAATAATATGAGCGGTGGCGGTAAAGCAGAAATAAAAGATACAGCGGCACAAAAGGCTTTGGCATCAATAGCAGCCAGAAGATTCAATCTATATCAAAAAACTTTTGTTCCATTAGAAAATCAGTTCATTACAGATGTTTATGCAATGATGGATCCTCAAGCATTTAACAATGTGGCGGGTTTAGTCAATGCAGTACAACAACCACAATTTCAATCGGCAAGAAAAAATTTACAAGATCAAGCTTTTGCCCAGGGCATGGATCCTACTAGTGGACAATATCAGGCAAGAGCAGCACAGATGGCACAAAACCAGGCAGCAGGAATGGGACAAGGAGTTGCCCAGGGTCTTTCTGGACAGGTTGATAGATATTATCAGGGAATGGGTAACATTGTACAAATGGGACAAGGTCAGGCAGGAGAAACAATGGCAGGTCTTGGAGACATAGCAAGACAAGCTCAATCAGTAGCTGGTGCCCAGGCAAGAACATCTCAAGCACGAAGTCTTGCAAATCAACAATTAATTGGATCGGCAATAGGTACTGGCTTAGGTCTATATACGGCATTTGGTGGATCTGGCGGTGGATCTGGTGATGGGAGCTCATAACTTATGTTTGGCTTAATAAATTACGGAGATGAATTTTTAGGTAATAATCCGTTTCAAATATCAGATCTTGGTTTTAACCCAGCACCTCCTGGACAAGGCAGCGGTAGTTTATATGTAAACCCATTTAGACAAGGGGACAGGTCAGCTCAAGATACTTTGGCTGATTTGTATGAGGCAGAGTTTCAAGATTATTTAAATAGATTTTTTCCCGTTGAACAAGATCTTATAAATCAAATGACAACAGGTTTTGAACAGTTGCAACAAGAAGAAATAGGCAGAGCTCAGGTTGCTGTAGCAAGACAGTTTGCAAATACAAGAGGTCAAGAAATGAGAAGACAGCAAGGATTTGGTATTACAAGAAGACCTCAGAACGAAATGGATTTTCAAAGAACACAGACTTCTGCTTTAGTAGCTGCAAGAAATTTTGCAAGAATGAGATCTGAAGACAGAAGATCACAAATATTATCTGGAGGTCTTGGTAGCGGTCTTCAGGGCAGAACATTAGGAGATACATAAATGGCTAGAGGATTATTAGGAGTAGGAAGAGTACAAAAGAAGCAAGCTATGAGTGGATTGATAGAATCTGCTGGTCTTGAGGCTAGAGCAGATACTCTTAACGAACAATTAAAACAACAGAGAAGAATGGCTGAGGCTCAAACTTCTGGCACCTTAGCAGCAACAGGAGCAGCAATAGGTGGCGGATTAATTCCTGCCATAAGTGCAGGAATTTCAGTTAAAGGTGGGGCAGCAGTAGGAGGCACAACTGGTGGACCAGTAGGAGCATTAATTGGTGCGGCTATAGGATTTTTAGCTTCCAAACTATTTTAGGAAAATATTATGGCAGGATTTGCAGACGGATTTAATCAAGGACTAAACTTAATGTTTAGTGCAAAAAGGCTTAGTCTTTATGAAGATGAGCTTGAGTTAAGAAAGGCGAATCAAGAAAGACTTGATAAGCCAGTAGCAGAAGTGGCTCCAGGCGTTGCGACAGATCTTGGAATTTCACCTGACACAAGTATAGGCGATGCACAAAATATTATTAATCTTGAAAAAACCAGAACCGATATAGATGCAGATAAAGCAAGAATAGATTATACAAAAGGTCAAACAGATCTTATAAACCTAGAATTAGATCCT